AAATTCATCAATCACTGTATATCGCCGTTCAATCATTGTGTAATTTTATACTATAAATTAATGACAATGTAGAATATTTTTTATCTTGGCCAAATTCTCGGCGGCTTTCTGCAAATCCTTTGGCGGTGCTGGCAGTTTTGCAAAGTCTTGATGTGCAATAGGTGTTGATTTGCATTGCGCCTTAAATTGGTCACACGATGGCGCGTATTCATAAGTTGCCAGCAAACCATTCTTTATGCGTTCAGGTGATATGCCCGCCAATTCTTCTGACCAAACGTGCTTGGCGTTTAACAATCCAATGTCGTTGCCTTGGTTGTCATACTGACCCATTTTAAATTTGTCTGTGAATGAATTGCCAAATCGGCCATGCAAGCGTTGAAATATGCGTTCAATCCATTCTAATGGTAAAGGTTGCTTATTCATTTTAGCCACTCCCAAAATTCTTTTAAAATTCCAACAGTTATATAACCAGCAATCAAAGATAAAAATGCTATGACTAAAGCCTTTAATGCTTCTTGTGTTTGCTTATTCATCACCAATCACCTTTTCAACCTGAAATTGATTTGTCAGCAATGAACCAAATGCGGTTCTTGCGGCGGCCTCGCGTGAATCCTGAAATGATTGTTTTTGTGGTTTTGCCTGAATCCATTCAGCCTTAAAACCAACCCATCCACGTTCACAACATATTTGAATTGCCCGTTCCGCATCAATTCCAGCCTTTAACGCCTCGCGTTCAATCCCTTTAAAAGCGGTTTCGGTTAATTCGCCTGCCTTCTTGGCTTTTCTTAACTTTAAATAATCAGCCAATAATTCCGCAGGAATTTGCGGCGTGTATTTTGTTTTATTTTCTTGATAAGGTGGGTTTTCTTGGCTTTATATGATTGCCAAATTCGTCCGTTACGTTTGGCGTTGTCCCTAGACGAAAAAGATGATTTTAGATATAGCACGATCCTTTGGTCATGGCCTAAAAAATCGGCAAAGTCAAGCGTAATCGCCGCTGTTGTGGATTATGTCGCGTGGAACAGACCCTATTCACAAATTAGATTGTTCTCCAATGATTTGAAACAAAGTGATAGCCGGGTGGGGTTTTACTTACGCGAAAATCTAAAGCAGGGGGCAAGGAAAAACTATGTAACCATCAAAACATCTGGTTATGCGATTGAATACGACAATGGCTCACGTGTTGAAATGGTTCCCATTGACCCATCGGGAGAGGCGGGCGGTAACGATGACATGATCGTCTATTCTGAATTATGGGGGTGGAAAAGTAAAGCACACCAACTGATGTGGTCAGAGGCTACCCTTTCTCCGAATAAGTTCGGGAAAAGTCAACGCTGGATTGATAGTTACGCGGGGCATATAGGAAGTTCTCCAATTTTATCTATGATTTATCGCGCGGGGGTCACGGAAGGACAACGCGTCTTTGATGATTTAGAAGTTTATGCGAATGATAATGCCCGCATGTTATCAACTTGGGTGACACGTCCTATGTTACCCTGGCAAATCGACGAAGCCGGAAAAGCATACTATGCTGAACAATCTAGCACTTTGTTACCGAATGAGTTTTCAAGGATGCACAATAATCAATGGGTTTCCCCGGCGGAGCAATTTGTACCTTTGGAATGGTGGCTTGGGTGTCAGGGGAATATCCCCTTACTTGAAAATAATCAATCTGTGATTTTAGTCGCAGACGCGGCGGTCAGTAATGATACCTTTGGTTTGCTTGCTTTGTCTGGTAGGGGCAACACAGGCGAATATGATGTGCGGTATGCGCGCCGTTGGCTTCCCCCGCATGGGGGCAAGATAGATTTTAGTGAACCGGAGGCGGAAATCCGGCGCATGGTTGACCAATGGAACTGTGTTTTATTTGTTTATGATGAATATCAATTGGCAGACATGGCTGGACGTTTTAGCCGTGAAATGCTTATTCATACTTATTCTTTTCAACAGGGGAGAGATCGCTTAATCGCTGACAAAAAATTACATGATGCGATTCGTGATCGCCGCGTGCATCATAGCGGAGAACCGGAATTGTTTGAACATTTGCAAAATGCAAACGCAAAACTTGAAGGTGAAAATAAATTACGTTTGGTGAAACGAAGTGATAACGCGAAAATTGACTTAGCCGTCTGTTTAAGTATGGGTTTAGAAATGGCCTCTTATTGGCAATTGTGAAAATCTGATTTGTGCTATAATTTCCATAACATCCTAGCCCGTACGAGATTACTCGTGATCCGCGACCCTGGCAACCGCACAGCCTGACCCCTGTCAGGTTATGCGGTTTTTTATTTCGGCAAGCTCAACACAAGTTATTACCTTCCTTCAACTATGGCAACTCCCGATCTAGACTTACTCAAAAAATCCGTCACGGCGGGCGATGTCGCCACTGTCGTCGGGAATGGCGTGGTGCGGGTGGTCGTCCCTCTTGACCTATGGGGTAATCTGTGGGGGCAAGACCAAATCAGCTTACCGCCCGTTGCGCCGCCGTTCTGGACGCGTGACCGTGATACTGTGTTGCGGGCTACCGTGTACAAGGAAGCGATGTGGGCGAGTGCCATCGGGATCGCCATTTCCAAAGTCACCGCGTCAGGGTGGGAAATTCAGGCCGATGTGACCTTGCGAGCCTCGCGTGCCCAAACGGTATACCTCAACGCCGATGGAAGTTCGGTAGGCTGGGTGAGTTTTCTCGCCAAACATTTACGTTCATTTCTGACCACCGATAACGGCGCGTTCGTGGAGATAGTCCGGGCGCGTAAAGGCATTGGCTCCAAGATTATCGGGATACGCCATTTAGACCCGATGCGCTGTACCCGCACGGGCGATCCGCGCATTCCCGTTTTATATCGCGACCGCAAAGGCCGGTATCACGAATTACAAGATTATCAGGTCATGTTGTTTTCCGACATGCCGGATGATAGCGAAACGTATTTCGGTGTGGGGTTATGTGCGGCCTCGCGGGCCTATTCTGCCATTTATAAACTAGCAAGTATTGAATGGTTTTTGCGCGAAAAAGTCGGCGGGTTACATCCCCTGGCGATCTATATTGTCAACGGTTTATTGACCAACCAAATGAATGATGCTGTGCGCGCCGCGAAAGAAGAAACTTTGAGTAAGGGCGCGGTGAGTTATATGGGCGCGGTGATTATGGGGATCCCGCAAGGGGAAACGCCGGGGTTAGTGACTATCCCATTAGCCGAACTGCCTGACGGCTTTAATCGTAAAGAAGAATTTGATTTATCCATCCTGACCTATGCTGATGCGATTGGGTTGGATGTGCAGGACTTGCAACCTTTGACCGGGCAATCACTCGGAAGCGGCGCGCAGTCGCGGGTGTTAGAAGAGAAGAGCAAGGGCAAGGGGTTATCAGCCTGGAAACAACAGTGGATACATCAAAACAATGAGAAAGTTTTACCCCGTGCGACGGTGTTCGCGTTTACGGAGCGTGATTATGGGGATATGCTCAAGAAGGCCGAAGTCAGTCTGAAACGGGCGGAAGTTGCCAAGAGTCACATCGAAGCGGCGATCACGACCCCGGCCCAAGAGTTACAAGTGTTGGTAGACGCCGATGAATTACCACGCGAATTCCTACCTATTGACGAAACGCAAAGCGATACCTTGAGCGATGTCGAAAAGCCGATAGGTGAAGAAATGGGGCAAGCGCAAGCCGAAACACAAACAGCAGAGCAGGCACAGAACGAAGAGAAAACTTTCAAGGCGTTTACGGATGAAAGCGAAACCCTAGCCGCGCGCATTGCCACCATGCCGGAGTATTTACGGCTGGCGATTGAAGAGAGTGAAACCGAACTGAAAGCCCTGACCAAATCCAACCGCGCGCAGGTTACAACGGCTCTCGCCTCTATTCCTGAAACGGCATGGCAGGAAGCCGAAACGCTGGATGCTCAAACTGATGAGGCGTTATAGTGCCTACGCAAGCGCAGGTTGACGCGGAGGTTGCGCAACTTTCTAACGTAGGCAAGTTGGTACACCTGGCTTATCGTCGGGATAGCGTTTATGAAAGCCAACTCGCCGCCCTGCTTTTCAAACAGGCCCGCCAAAACTATGAAGCGGAATTGACCCGCCAAGCCGCCGCCGTTGGCTGTTCCCGTAAGGGTTTATTGAGTGAAGGACAAAATCTATCCTTACTTAAACAGTATGCCAACGAAAGCGCATCGAGTATCGTGAGAACGTATAATTTTGATTTAGCCAAAGCCATTCAAGCGATCCGCGCTGAAAACCCGCGTGCGAACCGGAATTATTATGTCAAGCAATTGGCGGGCTGGGAAACCCGGCGGGCAAGTTGGAAGGATAAACAAATCAGTTTGATGACGGTGAGTACCAGTGTCCAGGCGGCAAAAGAGGCGTTTGTCCAGAATAATGTTTTAGAAGGGTACGCCACAATGGAACCGCGTTCAGCCGTTGAGGAAGAGTGTAAAAGTATCATTGCGCGCGGTAAACTCCCACTTGAATTTATCGCCGTGACCCCCTGCCCGATTCACATCAACTGTCCACATACTTATGAGACGCATTACAAGAAAATCCCCAAAATCCAATGTGAGGATTTATGGTTAGGAGCGTGATCTGATGTCTATTTCAACCGAACTTCTTTTGCAGAAATTACTTGACCTCAACGGCTATCCCCCGGATAACTCCAAGATTGCCAGTGGTTCTAATGCTGCTGCCGTCGTGACGTTGGCGGCAGATACCACGGATCGCAAGAACTGGCACATTGACACTGTTACCGTGAGTTACTCCGCCGCGCCAACAGCAGGGGTGCTAACGGTCTTTGCGGGTGCAACGCCGGTTTTCCAGGTAGACATTACTGCCGCTGGCCCGACCACGTTGGCAGTTTTCAAGGACGGCGAAAATGCCGGGGCGATGTCGGTTTCCCTGTCCGCCGGGGGGAGCGGGATTACCGGGCGCGTGAATGTGAACGCGCGACTAATGTAATATGCCCCAAATCAAACTTGTGCCTATCAAAACGCGCAAGGGCTTGCTTGACCCCAAGAAATACAAGCAAGCCTTGAAAGACGCGCGTGAGGAAGCGGAGATGGGCGTGTTGGAGGACTACAAAAAGACCACCCGCACCTGGGCGCACCAACCCCCATTCTATTCGGTCATTGCGCGCGAGAGTATTATCATTTTCACCCCGGATAAGATTTACGAATATGTTTCCGAAGGTACGCGCGCCCATCTGATTTTTCCCAAACGGGCGCGCGCTTTACGTTACCGGGCTAACTTCCGCGCGAAAACCCGTCCCCAAGTGATTAGCAGTTCGCAAGGGTCAAAATCAGGCAAGGTGATTTTCAGTAAAGGCGTGATTCATCCAGGCACAAAAGCCCGCTTATTTCACGAAACGATTGGTAAAAAATGGATCAAAAAATATCCCTCTTTAGTCAACGCCCAGTTACGCAAAACGGTATCAACGGATACGGTTTAGATTTAGACGCCGCGCTCACGCCGTTCAAATGCCGTCGTTCCTCATGCGCGCAGGGCTTAGGCTTGACCGATGGCAACGAGTTGTATTTGGACGGCGTGATTATCAGTCGGAATACGCTCTTGATTTGTACCCGGTTGGAGTGTGGGCATGAGAGCCAATGGCGGCCCCAACAAAAGGGGACGGTGGTTAGACGTGACAAGATACGGCAAAAAGGGATTGAAACATACTTCCAGACCCGTCCTCTAGCCGTCTCTCATGCGCTCCATCTCCATCCCGTTACCTGTCCCCACTGTGAAAAACGCGTGGGCTTTACTGATGGTTCCCGCTTTTATGCCGCCGAAGCCCTCATCCCGCATCGGGTAGAATATGAATGTCTGTATTGTGGGGAGCGGGCGACGTGGCGACCCGCTTTGAAACCGTGTCCGTGTTGACACTTGCACTAATTTATTTTATGCTATAATCATACAAGACTTGTTGATTACTTCTGGCGGAAATGGTAAACGCGTGGATGAGTAGGATGTAAATCCGAAAACCAGTGCCACGATCATGGCTGTAACGATTTCCAGTTCGAGTCTGGATAAGTAATCAACATAATATTCATAGCCAACCGCATGGCGGTTATTCGCGGATTTTGCGCCCGTTCTGTCTTTTGACAGGGCGGGCTTTTTTGTTTTCTAACCATGCCGTATAAACTTTCTGAAACTCCAAAAGGTTTCTTCGTGATTAATACCGAGACAGGGGAAAAGAAAAACAAAGACCCCTTACCCGAAGCGCGCGCCAAGAAATACATGGCCGCGCTTTACGCCGCCGAAAACAAGAAAGAGTTTTCACTAAAGGAATTGTTCGCGGATTTGGTTAATTATTTCAGTCCTAAACCTGCCAAGCCCTCCCCAAGTTTTACCGTGTTCAAAGATGACACGGGACAATACCGCTGGGTACTGATTAGCTCTAATGCCTATCGGGATCGGGATGGTGAAATTGTCTCCCAAAAAGCCCTACAAGCCGATGTTGAGCGGGCTGATATGGATGGGGAATTTGGCGAGTTAGATTGGTGGCATGTACCGGGCTTGGATATTGGGGATTGCGATTTCAATATGTTACACGGCAAGATGCTGATTGAATCGGGTACATTCCGAGATGCAAGAGTTGCCAAATCTGTCTCGGAAAAAGCGGATGAATTAGAGGCGAGTATCGCTTTCCGCCATCCCCCCGATGAACCCGATAAAAACGGGGTATTTAATAATATCCATCGTTTCAAAAGAAGTTTAGTCCCCAAAGGCCGGGCGAGTAATCCGTTTACCAGTCTGACCGTGACCAAAGAAGGAGATATTGATATGACTACCTTATCCGAGAAGTTGCAGGCCTTCAAAACCCTGCTCAAAGATGACGAACTCGCCGGGCACATTCTCGCGCAGGCCTCCGCCAAAGAGAAAGAACTCGATACGGCGGGCGTAGCCTTCAAAGAAGAAACGCCTGACCCGGAAAAAAAAGACCCTGTGACTGTGGACAACCCCGGCGACGCGGCTACCAGCCACAAAGCGGAAGAGGGCGTCACGGTTGAAGTGGAAGCCGAAGAGCCGGACGAAAGCCCGAACATGGTGACAGAACTCAAAGCCATGTTGGAAGAGTGCAAAACCATGCTCACCGAAATGAAGGGCATGTACTCGAAGGCCAAAGACGACGCAACCGTCCGTCAACAGGAACAGGCTACCGCGCTAAAAACCTACCAGGACAAATTGACCGCGCTGGAACAACAGCAAACCGCCACGATTACCGCCCTGACCACCTCACAGAAAGAAATCCGCGCGTTGATGGGCGATCTACCCAAGAATATGCTCGGTTATCTGGCAAGCGCGGCGGAGGACACCGTTGTCGAAAAAGACGACGAGAAACTCAAGGAATTACAGCCTCACGCTGACCCCCTCAGTGATTTTACGAAGAACTTCGTATTTCAAGGAACGCCTTTTGCGTCCCAAACTAACTAAGCGGCCAACCCGCACAAGGAGACTTTACCATGCCAACGAATGTAGATAATCTTGATTATCGTAAACTGGCGGCGGAATTGGTTGCCCAAAACGCCGCGCAGGGTGGAGGCGCACGCTATAAAGCGGTCTCATCCACCCCTAATGCTACTTATGGACACGGGCGCGGCGGGCTGTTTTCAACCCCCGGCCTTTCCAAGCCGTTGTTTTCCGCGATGGTCTTACCCAAGCAAGGCCTCGCCGATATTCTCCCGGCTTATCCGACCAATGAGACTGATCCGCTTTTCGGGATTATTACGGGCGTGACCGCCTCTAGTGGCTCCGAACCGGCGGGGGTCTGTGATGACCCGCCTTCCAGTGGCCTGATGAAACTCTGTATGCACTCGTTTGTATTAGGCCGTTTCAGCCGTCAGACCAAAGTGTATGACCTGGATCGCATTGGCAAAGTGACCAATCGCGGCGAGTTCGCCGATTTCCAGGTGTTCGGTAATCCCTTTGACGCGGACGGTGGGATGGGTGTCCCGGCCTTGCCCGGTTTCAATGCGGGCAACTCCGCCAATTACGAAGTCTCTAAAGCCCTGTTTGAAATGGGCACCGCGTGGTCAAGGGATTTCGCCCGTGTCACCTATACCGGCACCCCTACCAATAACACCGCGTCCAATGGTTATATGGAATTCTATGGCCTGGATACGCTGATTAATACCGGCTATCGTGACGCCTTGACGGGCGTGGCCTGTCCCGCTGCCGATAGTCTCATTCGCTCGTTTGCTTCTGCGAACGTCTCTGGCAATGAAGCCTCTATCGTGCGTGAACTCACGTTCATCATGCGTAACCTGAAATTCTTGGCCCGCAAGACTGGCCTTGATCCGGTACGCTGGGCGATCTCGATGACCTTCGGTTTGTTCTATGCTTTGACCGACCTCTGGCCTTGCGCTTACCTATCTTACCGTTGTAACATCTCCAGCGGTTCAACTCAGTTCATTTCATCCGGGGAAGCCGAACGGATGCGCGATGAGATGCGCGCTGACTTATACGGCTATACCGGGCAATTCCTACTCATCGATGGACAGAAAATCCCCGTTATCATTGATGACGCGATTACCGAGACGCAACCCGTAGGCGGCACGTTTGAGAGTGACATTTACTTCGTGCCCTTGACCGTGATGGATCGGATGCCTGTCACCTACTGGCAGTATATCAACTACGACAACACGGGCGCGCCGGGTGGGGCCGCCGCCGCCGCTGATGCGTTCTCTTCACCGGGGATGTTCTATACCACTGATAATGGACGGTTCTTCTGGGCGAAACGCCCGCCAGAAAACTGGTGCGTGCAACTCCTCGCGAAGACCGAACCCCGGCTGTTGCTCTTGACCCCCTACCTGGCCGCGCGGTTGACTGATATTCGCTATACTCCTCTCATTCATGAGCGCGATTGGGTCGTAGATGCGAGCTATTACGCGGACGGCGGGAGCCAATTCCAGGATAGCACCCTGCCTTCTTACTACTCTCCTACTGCCTAGTAATCCCCTGATTATCTTGGTATACAAAATTAGAGCCTCTCAAGCGAGAGGCTCTAATACTTTTTGTCTATCAGGGCGGTAATCCGTATCTTTTACACCTTTCACAAAATTACAGTGTAAACAAAGGGGTTGAATATTGTCTATGCTATGATCCCCACCTTTTGAAATTGGGATGACATGTTCTGGGCGCAACTCTTTTTTCTCTCCACAACAGAGACATTTATCCCCATATTTTTCTAGTAATCCTAACCAATCCTCATAAGTGTATGGCTCATATTTTCCGGTGAGACGTTTCTTTTGATGAGATGGCAAAGCAATCATCCCTTGAATACGGCGACTGGTTCGATAACCCGTTCTATTCGATGCGTATCTTTCTAGGCTTTGTTCATTCTTCTTTTGGCGATAATTAGGGTCATTGTGCCAACGTTTTGTATCCCGTTTGCGGCGGATAGGGGCGATCTTTTCTTTATTGTTTTCATAGTATTCTTTCCCCTTCTCTAATTTATTTCGTCTTTTTTCCGGCTTGCTTATGTACTTTGCAACGTGCTTTTTATGGCACTCGCGGCAAGCGTTTTGTTTTCCGTCTTTCATTGCTCGATTATTAGCGAAGTCCTCAAGCGGTTTGAATTCTTTACAAGTTGAACATCTTTTAGTATTCATACGGGTAATTGTACTACAATGTATTGACAATTGCAATGTCATAAACTACAATACGGAAAAGGAGATTTATGAAAAACGATACTACCACCTACCCATTTTCTATCCGTTTCACCCCCGCCGAGTCAAAAATGCTTTTGGAGTTGTCGAAGTATTTCGGGGTAAACAAGAGTAATACCTTACGACTGATTATAAAGCGCAGCTATCGAGATGAGGGCTTATCCGGTAAGGATTTAGTTGACCCAAAAGAACAAGGTACATACGCGAATCAGAATGAGGTGAAATGATGTTTCGCGAACTTATGACTCTGTTTATTTTATTGTCTGCTGCCATTGCGCCCCTGGCGTGGTTGTTCCTGTTTTGGAAAACGGTAGGCGGTAGAACTGTGTACGTTCCCCTTATGGAATGGGGAGTTGTTACACGAAAGAAGCTATGGTTTCTGTTCATCGTTTACAATGGATTTGGGGCTTTGGTTTTGTATGGCGTTCCCTATCTCGTGTTTTTGTTTCGGCGTTGATATGATTAAACTCACCCTTGACCATGCAAAAATACATGGCCTATATCCGACACGAAGGAAAAACGATACACTTAGGCTACTACGCTACCGAAGCCGAAGCGCGACAAGCCCACGAAGCGAAATACAATGAACTCTACGGCCCCGCCGCCCGCTTGAATGAGGTGATACCATGACACGTCTTATTTACCCCTTTCCTATCGAACTAGAAACGAACGGTGACTGCTCTGAAATTCGTCTAAACTACGAACCTGAATACAAAGAAGTCATGGAAACCATCAAGGGTAAATTGAAGTTTATGGGCTTTCCTGTTTACGAAGGCCAATTCACTAATCCAGTCTCAATAACGTTTTCTGTGTTGGTTATGAAAAAAGACACAGATATTCCGTCTTGACCCGCCTCCCCGTTTCGGTTACACTGTTCCTAGATTTCTAGTTCACCGCCTCTATTCATCCCAACTCCTCTAAAAGCCCCTGCCTGATATTTGGCGGGGGTTTTTAGTTGACAATTAAGTTGTAAAAGGGGTACAATCTCAATATGTCTTTAGATGTTTATCTGACCCTGAAAGGAGTGCAAAATCTCCCACAAAATGACATGATTCTTATCAGAGATGGCGGGGGAATAAAAGAACTGACCCGCGCAGAGTGGGATACCCGCTATCCTGGACGCGAACCTGTGATTGCTGAGTTGCGAAGTGATGACGAAGAAGTCTATTGGCGCAATATCACGCACAACCTTAACCACATGGCTGATGAGGCCGGTCTCTACAAATATCTATGGCGGCCTGATGAACTCGGAATAACCCAAGGC